TTGCGTCTACCCGTGACTTTGCAGCAGTCGGTCTGTTGTTCAAGTGTGGAGATGACTACGTGTGGAAAACTCATTCTTTCGTCCGCAAAGGGTTTGTAGATGCAACTTATGGATATAGCAGGCCGAAGGATACTATCAATGGGAAACGCCAATTCGCCCCTATCAGATTGTGGGAAGAGAAAGGGTGGCTAACCGTGGTTGATACGCCTACTATAGACCCCAGATTGATTGTTAACTGGTTTGTGGAGCAGAGAGACCTATATGCTTTTGACATAGACACTATCTTAGGCGACTACTTCCGTATGGATTTACTACGTCCTTTGTTCCTTGATGCAGGTTTTGAACAAGTAGTCCGAGAGGCTGATAGGGAAAGAATACCGTCAGGCTATCGATTAGAGGTTATCCGCAACCCTAGAGCAGTAGATAGCTTGCTTGCTCCTAGAGTGGAGAATGGTTTTGCTAGTTATAAGATATTGTTTGGTGAAAATGATATGATGCGCTGGTATACTAATAACGTCCTACGGCATTTAAAATCAGATGGTAACGTTGAATATATCAAGAAAGAAGATGTCAGACGGAAGACAGACGGCTTTAAAGCCTTCCTGTGTGCAATGTATCGTGTTGATGAATTAAATGAACCTAGCTATGCATTTGATGAATTCTACGACGATATCATGGAATGGTACGGTTAGAGGAAATTTTTAAATTTTATTTTAATATAATAGACTTAAAGTAGGAGTAAGGAAGGCTAGACAGCACCACCTGCTAAAACGGTTTACCTCATTTCAATTTCAGGTCTAGGCCCTGCAGTTCGATTCTGCTGACTCCTATTGATAGTCCTTAGCTACCATCGGGGCTATCAGGTTTCGATTCGTAAGAATCTCCTTTATTTTTGGGACACCTTAGGGTGTCTTTTTAATGTAATATAAAGTGTTGCAACAACGGAAATTACAATGTTTTATTGAGATAAAATAGTATTGTGGACATGGAAGGCAAAGAGCGCCTTCCTTTTTTTATTACCACTAGGAAGGAGGAAACTATGGGGATAATCAATTATATTTTTCAACGTGGCAAGCAGAGAGTTTCTTATGACTTTGACGGGTTGTTTGAGAATATCCAACAAAACGCCATGAAGTCTATCGCATTAGAAACTTGTGCAAACTATATCGCACGCACTTTTTCTAAATCATCCTTCCTATTCGATGGTGATGCCAAGAGCAAAGCGGAACATTGGGGGTATCGTTTCAATAACCTTGCCAATCCAAACCAGACTGCTACTGAGTTTTGGTCTAGCTTTGTTAAGACACTTATTCAAAACGGTGAAGCTCTAGCCTATGTCAATAGTAACCATGAAATGTTCGTTGCTGATAGTTACGTGCGCAACCATCAGATGACTGGTGATACGTTCAAAATTACGGTAATCCAAAACATCCCAGTCAATATCGATGCTACCAGAGAAGAAGTGCTCTTCGTAGAGGTCGAGAATGACGATTTAAGGGCGTTTGTCAACGACCTGTGGGAAGATTACGGAACTGTTCTTGGAAAGCTACTGCAGAGCCAAAAAACGGCAAATCAGCTACGTTTCCACATGGAGATACCAAGAGATAGCGTAAGAGAACGTGCTAGAGAGTTGGCAAACCGATCAGAAGCAACTGGTGACGATAAGACCAACAAGAAAGATAACTTCGTGACAGCGGTTAAGAAGAAGTTAGAAAACGATTCTGTTGTTCCTATCATCTTACCGAACGGTGCGAAGTATGAAGAGTATCGCTCGCAAACAAGTTCTAAGGTTTCATATATTGAAGATATTGCAAAAATGAAAATGCAATACATCAACGATGTGGCTGATATCCTTGGTATTCCTAACGGGCTTATCCACGGAGACTTAGCCGACAATCAAAAGAATTATGATACATACATCACTACCGTTATTGAGCCTCTGGCTAAGAAGATTGCTTCAGCTATGACGCATATCGTCTTCACTAAAGCAGAGGTAACAAAAGGCAACAACATCCGTTTGGTCGGTTTTAAAAACTACGACCTTTTTTCTTTGTCTTCTAGTATCGATAAATTGCTTAGTTCTGGTTCATTTACAAGAAATGAAATCAGACAGGAGCTTGGATATAAACCAGTTGAAGGCGGTGATAAATTCTTGCTTACGAAAAATTATATGGAGTTAGACTCCATAGGAAAGGATAACCATGAAAAGAATGGAAATTAACGGTGTCATTGTAAACGACAACGATAAATCAGTTTATGAATGGTTTGAGCAGAGCGCTACATGTCCGAAAGATGTCAAGGAGTTCTTGGCAACATTAGACGGTTATGAACCTATTCAAGTTGCTATTAATTCTCAAGGTGGTTCTGTTTTTGCAGGTAGTGAAATCTACACGCTCCTTAAATCTTACCAAGGAGAAGTAGAAGTTGTGGTAACAGGTCTTGCTGCAAGCATCGCAAGTGTCATCATGATGGCTGGAGATAAAATCAAAATGTCACCTACAGCACAAGTCATGATCCACAATGCAAGCATGGTCGCACAAGGAGACTACCGAGACTTATCTCACGCAAGTGAAGTGATTGAAAATACTTCAGTATCTCTTGCTGACCTTTATCAGCACAAAACTGGAAAACCTATTGAAGAAGTACGGGAGCTAATGGATAAAGAAACATTCTTTACCGCTGAACGTGCTTTGGCAATCGGCCTAGTAGATGAAATCCTATTCATGGAATCAGCACCAGCCGTTGTCGCTTCCTTCGGTGCTATTTTCCCGCAGGATAAAATCATGGAACTAAAAGCAAGTATGGAGCAAAGAGAACAACTCAATATCCTACTTGTCCGCATTGAGGCTTTAGAGTCTAAACTAGAGCAATTTAAAAAACCTTCAACTCCGAAGGCAGAAGAGGAAGCTGTACAACATGATGTACTAGCTGACTACTTATTTTATTAAAGAAAGGACTATCCAATAAATGACAATTAATCTTACTAAACTACCACGCTATCAAGAAGCAGTGGCAAAATTCACAGAAGCTGTTGGAAACAATGTTGATTCTGAACAGCGCAACGAACTATACGCAGAAGCTATGTCAACAATGGGAGAAGAACTCCTTGAAGTTGTATCAGAAGCAAGCAAGAAAGAAGCGGAAGAACTCTTTAACACATTCCAAAAGAATCCTAAGATGTCTGCTAATGAAATCAAATTCTTCAACGAGATCAACAAGAATGTTGGTACTAAGAATGGAGCGCTTCTTCCAGAAGAAACAGTTAATCAAGTATTTGATGAATTGGTTGCAGAACACCCATTGCTTTCTATTATCAATTTCAAGAACGCTGGAGCACGTTTGAAAGCTCTGACTGTTAAAACAGAAACTGGTACTGCACAATGGGGCAAGATCAGTGATGAAATCAAAGGTCAGCTTGATGCTACTTTTGAAGAAAAAGGCTTCGAACAAAACAAACTTACTGCGTTTGTAGTAATTCCTAAAGATGCATTGAAGTTTGGCGCAACTTGGTTGAAACAATTCGTTATGGAGCAAATCAAAGAAGCTATGTCAGTAGCTCTTGAAGACGCTATCGTAAACGGAACTGGTGAATCTAAACCTGTAGGGCTTATCAAAGACCTTTCTAAAGGTACTGTACAAAGCGACAAAGTTGTTTACAGCACAGACAAAGAATCACTTGCTAGCCTTGCAACATTGACTCCTGAAACTGCTGCTAAACTTCTTGCGCCAGTTATGAAACACCTTTCTGTATCAGACAAAGGGAACTACTTGAACATCGCAGGTCAAACTTACTTGCTTGTGAACCCTGCTGATTACTATGGATTGGTTGCACAATTCACTTACTTGAACGCTCAAGGTGTTTATACAGCAGTTCTTCCATTCGGTATCCAATTGGTTGAATCTAAAGCTATTGCTTCTGGTAAAGCTATTGCCTTTGTAGCAAACCGCTACGATGCATATATCGGAGGTGGTGTAGCATTGGAAGAATTTGACCAAACATTGGCTATTGACGACTTGCAATTGGTTACTGCTAAGTCTTACTGGTACGGTAAAGCGAAAGACAACAATGTTTCAGCACTCCTTACACTTGCGGGTGGGTAAGAAAGGAGTAGCCTATGAAGGTTAGAGTATTAAAGGGTTTTGAAGACTTCGATGCAGGCATTATCCGTCAAGTAGGAGAAGTCTTTGAAGCTACCAAGGTTCGCTTTAAAGCGCTACAAAGCGCCCTTCCAATGGACTTTGTAGAGGAAGCGGAAGAAGAAACAGAGGAGTAAAGAAGCATGGCTATTGATACAGCTAATTTTGTAGATAAAAACCTACAAGCATTCAAAGATCGTATGCGCATTACAAGCGGAGACGAAGATGAACGCTTAAAAAGAATGTTAACCTCTAGTATCGTAGCCACTACTTCACTTGTCGGAGCAACAGAACTTGATGAAATGCTGACAGAGTTAACCTTTGAACGTGCTAGATATGTCTACCATGATGCATTAGATGAATTTCAAAAGAATTATGCAGATGAAATTGAACTACAGACCTTCCTCAATTCATTGAAGGAGGGATGATATGCTGAGAAAAAAATCTATTAAAGATGAAAAGGTAGACAACGGAAAGCTAAACACAATGGTTATTTTCTCATCAGCAAAACCAAAAGGAAGATTGCCTAGCCAAGCGCAAGAACAAAAAGAATTGTTCAAAGGTTGGGCAGAAGTCTATAACCCATCACTAAAAGATATCGAGATTATGAGAGGCAAAGGGATTCAACGTGCGGTAACAATCGTCATAAGGAATCCTTTGGGTTCTTATTTACCAAAGAACAGTCACTTTGTAACCATCAAAGACAAGGCTTACGAAGGTCTTTGGGGGATCGAAGATATCCGCCCTAGTGATCGATATATCACATTACTGTTGAAAGGAGATTTCAATGGAACGGTGGGGAATTAGTGTTGAGGGAGTAGATGAAGTCCTTAGAAACCTAAACAACAAACTTGGTTCTGGAAGAAGAAACCGCATTAGCCGTGAAGCGATTAATTACGCTGCAGAATTCGCTGAGAATGACCTAAAAGAAGTAACGGGTACATTCCAACGAACAGGCAGAACAACGCAAGAGACGACTCACTCAGAGGCTAGAAAGATAGGCAGTGAATTCTTCCAAGCTAAAGTAGGTTGGGGAGCTGGTTCACGTTGGAGACTAGAACACTTGAACGAGTTTGGATTTACTAAGTATGGTAAGACGTACCCTCCTAACGGAAGTATCAGAGGATTCGGGAAGCTAAGGCAGTATGCAGAAGCACAGCAAGCTCCTTTTGCTGAACGTATGCGTGAGAAATTGGAGGAATTAGCTAGATGAAGAATATGGGAGACGTTATCTGTGACGCATTGGAAAAGCTAAACTTAGAAGATGTGCATATCGGTATGTTTCAGCGCCCAGAAAGTCTAGCAGGAAACGCAAGCAGTATTGTTTTGATTGCATTAAATCCTCCTAGTCAGAGCGCATTTGCAAGCGACAAGTTCTTGAAAAGACATTTTACTTATCAGATTAACGTAGAAAGTAGTGACTACTACGAGACAAAGAGGCTAGCTAGAGAAGTTGAGAAAGTTTTGTTAGATTTAAACTTCTTTCAACAATCAGGTGGCTTAGATGAATACTTTGAGGGGACGAAGCGGTATGTTGATGCAAGAACATACCGTGGTTCAGCTCAACTCTATGATATTGAATATTGAAAGGAATTAATTAAATGACATTAGTTGGTTTTAAACGTGCAACTATCCGTGTGTTTGGTGGTACTCCAGATACCCCTACACTTGGAACAAACGTATTTAAAGTTGAAGGTAAGCAAGGGGAAGGTGCTACGCAAACAGCAAACATCACTGGTTTATCTTCTGATCCATTAAAAACCTTTGGTTCAGACTTGGCTTACTACGTATCAAACAAAGGTGTAGGTGATATAAAGGTTGATATTACATTACTTGATCTTTTGGAAAAAGCAGTTAACACAATCCTAGGATACAAAGAAAAGAATGGTTTGGTATACATCGGTGATGACACAGAGCCTCCATACTGCTCTTTGCTTCTGGAATCTGAAACTCTTGCTGGTGAAAAAGCCTATATCGGTTTCTTCAAAGGTCAGTTCTCTGCAGCAGATATTGACATGAAGACTAAGAAAGGTTCACAAGAAGAGCCAGACGGTGACAAGTTCAAGTTCTCTTCTATCGCTTCTGACGCTGATGAAACTAAAGGTTCTTACGTTGTGAAGTACTTCGGTAAAGACGAAGAGAAGATCAAAGAATTGAAGAAACAACTTGGTATTGAATCTGCTTAATAGCACAAGATGGGGAAACCCATCTTTTTTCTTTTTTAGAAAGGAATTACAATGACAAAATTAAAGC